TAACTTCTAGTACGAATGCATATTATTCTTTTGTTGGGTTAACAAACCCCACTGATATTGCAACTGATTGGAATACAACTCCACCTTCTCCTAAAGATAGTTTTTCAGAAGAAACTGACTATTGGGATAATATGATTGCGTTGAAGAAAATAAATGCAGCAGATGCAAAACAAGTTGTATCTAAAAGGGTTTGGTCATCAGGTACTACCTATGACATGTATAAGCAAAATTATAGTAGAACAAATACTGCTCCAGTTTCGGGTGCAACTAATTTATATACATCAACTTATTATATTATAAACAGTGATTATAGGGTTTATGAATGTCTTCAAAATGGTACAGATCCTGATAATCCAAATGGTAGACCTTCATTAGATGAACCCACCTTTACTGATTTGGAACCAAGATCTGCTGGTAGTAGTGGTGATAATTATATTTGGAAATATCTTTATACAATTAAACCAAGTGATATTGTAAAATTCGATTC